TAAACAGTTGTACGCCCCATATCGGATCAACTGGCGACCCGTCCGCGCGCGTGAACTTTTCCAAATGTTCGCGGAACAGGCGCGCGATAAACGTAGCCGCTTCGTCTTTGTCTTTGTATTTCGGAAGTATGGTCCAAGGCGGAATCTCAATCGAACCCGAGTCGCGAGGAACGGACGCCTCGACGACGCCAGACAACACGTTGTTAATTTTGCGTTCGAGCGTTCCGGCGTTGCGGTGAATTTCAGTTAACCGCGCGACCGGCGCGAGGTCGCCCGAGATAAGGTCGCGAAGAACCGCGCCCGCGCCTACCGGCGGCAGTTGGTTGTGATCGCCGACAAGAACGACCGTCGTTCGGTTCCAATCGACCGCGAGCAATAGCGACGAGAATAAAAGAACGTCGACCATGGAAACTTCGTCGACGATCAAGAGGTCGGCGTCGATCTTGTCTTCTTCGTTTTTCGCGAAGTTAAAGACGACTTCGCCGTCGACGGTTTGCGGCTTCGGGTCGAGTAAAACGTGAATCGTCGTCGCCTTTCGCCCGACGGATTCGATTAAGCGGTTCGCCGCCTTGCCGGTAGGCGCGGCAAGCGCGACGGTTGCGTCGTTGTGAGATTCGAACAGGTCGCAGATTGCACCGACGAGAAACGTTTTTCCCGATCCCGCGCCGCCTGTAATCACCGACAGGCGGTTAGAGAGCGCGCCAACGACCGCCGCGACTTGTCCGTCGTTCAAGGTCGAACACGCGTCGAGAGCGAGCTTTGCGAGACTCTCAGGCGATTGCTCGGAGAATGCGCCCGCGCCTTGCGCGTTTGCTTTAATCGCGCCCTGAACAACCTCTTCGGCTTGCCACAGTTCAGGCAAGCCGAACAGGTGTTCGCCGTTGATTTCCGCCGCGCGAATATCGCCGCCCTCGACCGCGTCGCCGATTGCCGCTTCGACGCGTTCGCGACAGTCTATTGTGTCGAGCGCGAGCAACTCAAGAGCGGCGCGAACGAACGGCTTCGCCGCCGTGAATGTATGTCCGCCATTGTCGCGCGCCTCGCGCAAAACGTGAACAACGCCCGCCGCTATGCGACTCGAATCGTTTTTCGTCATGCCCGCCCGGAGCGCGATTTCATCGACACGCTTAAAGCCGTACCCTCGAATCCGACCGACAAGAAAGTACGGGTTACGCTGAATCGTTTTTACAACCGAGCCGCCGAACCTGTCGAACAACTTCTTCGCCGCTGCCGGTGTCACGCCGAAACCGGCAAGCTCGGCCATGATCCCATTCGTCCCCGCTTGCGTTGTCCATTCGTCGCGGAGTGTTTCAACGACTGCAACGGGAACGCCCGCGCGTTCGGCGATTTCTGCCGGGTCGGTGTTCACGACAATAGTTTCGAAGTCACCTAACGCGAGGATCGAGTTAACAAGAGCCGCCGCGCGCGATGGACCGACACCCTTAAACCGATCGCTCTTCGACAGGTAGGCGACAAGCCCTTCGGTTGTTGGCTTGGTATCAAACAAGAAAGTCGCGCCGTCAATTTGCGAGCCGTATTTCGCGTGATACTTCCACTCGCCCGAGAGCGTTACGCGGTCGCCTGTTTCGAGTTCGCCCTTTGCCGCGAATTTGTAGTCGGTGCCGTCGTCGGCGGTTAACACGCCCGCCGAAAATGAGTCGGACGAATAGTAAATTCGCGTTACCCGACCGGTCGCTTCAACCGGGCCGGTCTTCCTTTCGCGCGGTGCGCGTCTTTGTTTCTGCCGTTGCATTTGCTCGCCCTTTCGTTCTTTCGTTTTTAGTTATGAAGCGAGCGAAGAACGCTTCGGCGAGTATCGCCGCCGCCGCTCTATGGCTCGCAAAGAAAACAGGAATGCCGCGTTCTACCGTGATCGCCGCCGTTGTCGCAAGAACAGCGCGCGCGGACATTCCACTTGTATAGTTCCCCGACAACAAGTCGGGTAATTCCGCTTCAACAATGACCGCCGCAAACTCGAACGCTTGCAGTCGACGAAGCTCTCGATTGAATCGCGATCGCCCGGAACAAATCGACGAAACGAAGTCGTCTTTCGTCTTCCGCTCGACCGCGACTCGATCTTCGAAACCTTCAATTGAGTAGTCGCCCGATTCGAGCTTCGCGCGTCGCGTTGTCACGATCGGCGAAAAAACCCAAGGTCGCTTTTCGCGAGTGTCGACAATCAATCGAATTGTTTCGCGTTTTGGCATAAGAGAAAGAGGCGTCGCGCGCGAGGGATGGAATAGTAGGAAACTGCTGTTGAAAGCAAAAAACGCGCGCGACGCCAAACCGATAGATTTTAGAACGGAACCCCTTCTTCGTCAATTGGTGCTTGCGGTGTTGTTGCGCCGACGTCGTTAACAACTGGCGAAGCGAAGCCACTTTGAGCCGCGTCGGAAAGATCGGCGTTCGGGTCGACCTTTACGAAACGGTTAAGCCATACGTTAAGAAAGTCGCCGTTCTTTTGAACGCGAACGTCCATAACAACGCCCTTCAATTCTTCGACGCGCGTTTCAAGCTCCGACAGGCTTTCGAGATTGAGCCGCGCAACCGCGAGGTCTTTCTTTAACCATTGCATCTTATCGCGCGCGATAACGTTATTGCGCCACAGTGTCGCGCCACGATGGCGCGGACCGATAACCTTAAGTTTCCATTTTAGTAAATGGTTGCCCGATGTTTGCGAAGTCGCCAAGAATGCTTCTTTTACGACGACCTGATAATCGCCGTCGGGAACTTCGGTTACTCCGCCGTCGGGAGCGGGCGCGTTCGCGAACGCGTCGTCCATTTCTGCCAGAACATCGCCGTAATAATCGCCGTTGTTGTCGTTCATTTTTTTACACCGCTTTCGTAGGCTTTCCGGAACTCGTTAAATAAGGCGCGGGAGTGTTCCGGGCCACTCATCGACGCGCCGTTAGGTACACGGATAACCGCCGGGAGTGTTCCCGAGCGATCGCCCGCTTCAAAGTTTGCGTTCGGCTTCGTGCGTAAAACGCGATCGAACCGAACGTTTCCGTTGTCGTCGTTAACTTTCTCGACGTCGAAAAACAAAATCATATCGCAAAGACCCAAAAGCACTTCGCGACAAGCGTTCGACAAGGTCGGACGCGTTTTGATTATCTCGCTACCACCTTGCTCGATTTTGTCGTTTGTCGCGTGAGCGATCATGATTAAACCGAATGGAAGTTTTGCCGCCGCCGTAATCAGCCGCTTAAACTCCGCTTTAATCAATCCCCAACCTTTACCGTGCGCGAGGTCGCCCGCGTATTCAACGTTGCGCGCGCCGCAAACGTGCGCCGCTGCAAATTCGTAGGCGTTGCCGATTGTGTCGATAACTGTTGTTTTGAAGCCGTGTCCGCCGCGCGCGACTTCCGAATAAATGCGGGAAAGCTCCGGCCAGTCTTTAACGCCTGTCCCGTCGGCCGGGGCTTGGAAAACGTCGAGCGAGTTTAAGCCGGGTTCGGTTGGTAGGAAGAGTGCGTCGGGGAACTGCGCCGCGAACGACGACTTCCCGATCTTGGGCGCGCCGTAAAGAAGAATCGAAAGGTCTTCGATCCTTCGCTTCGGCGGTGTCGAGGCGGTCGGTAAAACGCCTACCGGCTTCGCCGTTGTTGTCGGCGTCGCTTCCGCCGGTTTCGTTTGCGTTGCTTTCGTTGTCATGTCTTGAACTCCAAAAAATGGAAAAGGTTAGAAAGGAAGGGTAGGCGATTCGTCGCCGGTGTCAATAGTCGAAGCGACCTTTTTTTCGGTCGGCTGAAAAATCATTCCGTTCGACTCGAAGTCGAAGTCTACGTCGTCGAGTTCTTCGAATGGAACTCGAACCTCGAAGTCGTTCGCTGTTATCTCGTCGAGGACTCCGCCCGCGCGGCAAATCGGGACGAACGAACAGCCGAAGCCGAACGAATAGCATTGCGAAGTGTTCATCGACCACCTGTCGCGTCGACGCGCGTCGAGTATTTGTTGCGTCATTTCCCAAACCTCGCCGTCGATGTCCGCGAGCCGTTGCTCGTCGAAGCGTATTAACTCGCGGTGCATCTTGTCCGGGTTTTCGTACTCGCGTTTCATGCGCTCGCGAAACGCTTCCCAAGTTTCGGCGGGCTTCGGTCCCGCTTCGCGGTGCTTCTCGATCGTTTTTTCGGTCTTGTAACGACCGAGTCGTTCCTCGAACTTGTCGACAGTCTCGCCCGCCTTGCGACGAATGCGCGTCTTTTCGGTTATGTCGTACAGAACGCCGACGACTCTCATTCCGAAACCGTCCGAAACGATGTCGTCGATGTATCGCGCGTATAGCATCGACTGGAAATCGGACCATAGCCGCTCAAGATATGCGCCGTCGATCGTCGCCGCCGTCTTGTTTTCCTTTATGTAAAGCTCGTTCGTTCCTTTCAAATGAACGAGTCCGTCGATCTTGCCGGACAGGATGAACGAACGCGACTTCGCGCCCGTCTCCGGATTGCGGATTTTGTGAACGAATGTCGGTTCGACGTAGAGATATTCAAGTTCGTCGTCGCGAATCATCCCGCGAGGATCAACGCCGACGGGCTTGTCGCTTTTCGACGTACCCCAACGCGCAAAGTAGCCGCGCAACATTGCGCGCAACAACTCAAACGTTCCGCGAGTTTCGTCGTCGAGCGTTAAACCTTGCTCTTCGGTTAAGAAACGGTCGACGTCAATTTCGCCGCGCTTATAATGCGCCTCGATCGCGTTGTGAAAAATCGTTCCAATCCACAACGCGTCGCTCTTCGCTTTCGGCTTGAGTCCGTCAACGTAGCCGAGCTTGAACTTTCGACGGCAATTCCTGAACCGGGACAGGGAAGAATAGGTCACAATCTCGAACCCCGCCGCGCGGGCGCGGTCGAGATTCGTATCGCCTGTTGCTTTCGTTTTGTTGCTCATGTTGCAATGTCCGAAAGGTCGCCGATAGATTGAAGCGACTCGACTTTCGCGGCGTGGTGTTCGCTGTTGTACGCGGAGTAACGTTCGATTAGCACAAGTCGAAAGTCTTCCAAGTCGCCAATTGTTGTAAGCCGACCCGTTCGCCCGTTTGACCCTTCATAGCGAACGGTCGCCCGGATGTACCCGCGATCCATCGCTTCGCGGATAGACGAATACTTCATATCCATTAGTTGCGCGGCGCGCGCAATGTTGACGCGCGTCGCGCGTCGATCTTTTACCGCCGCTGTTAGTTTGCCTTTGCTCATTTAATCCACTCCGTAAAAATGCGATCGAGCCGAACCGTATCGACCGCGAGAATTGCGGCAAAGACTGCCGCGACAAAAACGACCGCGAGCAATTCGCGGGCGATGTTGGTTAACGTTGCAAGTTTCATTTTTCCCCCTTCGCGACGATTCGATCGCCGTTAAATTCGTAAACTTCCGCCGCCGGTCGACCTGTCGCGACGTCGTACTCGCCGGGCAAGAAGAATCTCGGATAAACGCTCGCTTCGAATGCTTCCGATTTAACCGTTTCGTTCTGCGCCCAAGTTAAAAGGTCTTCGGCGTAGTCTTTGGCTTCGAGTAGTGTTCCCTGATAAACGCCGTCGGCTTGTATGATTTCTTCGGCGCGATCTTTGAAGGTCAAGTTCGTTACGTCCTCGGTGTCCCAAAGCGTGACCGCCCAATAGAAAGGTCGCCCGCCCGGTGCGTAGTTGCCGGGATACTTGGCAACCTGAATAAGCGCGCCCTCTGGCGAGGTCGCGCGATAGCAACCGGCTTCGATCTTCTTCCAGATTAATTGAATTTTCGTTGTTGGGTCGTTCATAGCTCCAACTCCTCGCCGCAACCGCTGCAATGCGGTGCGACTTCTCCGTCGCCGCGATCCTTCAAAGTGTAGCGGTTACTTGTCGGCGCAGAGCAAGTGCAACCTTGCGCGTTACCGGCGTTTGTCAGGGGAAGCCTATTGTCGACTGCCTTTTCGTTTGTGTTACTTGTCTCGTTACTCATTTTGTTGCCTTTCGTTTTTGGTTTAGATTCCACTTAATCTCTGTTTTCAAGTCTTCGACTTGGACCGTCGCCAAGACGACTTCGCTTCCCGCTTGCTTGTACTTCTTTGATTTCGGCGCGGCCCCCCAACCGGACAACGCGCCAATAATGCTTCCCTCATGTAAAACCTTGAGGTTTCGCCCGTTCATTTTTGCGTTGATGTTCAACGCGTTAAACGGGGCTTCGGCGTGAGTCACTCGAACCGCGACACTGTAACCCGCCGACAGGCGACTGGCGAAACAAGCGCGTTTCTTCCATATGTCGCGTAGTACCGCGTCGACCATCTTTTCGTTTGTGTTGATTGTCTCGTTGCTCATTTTGTTGCCTCCTTTAGTTCTGCTTCTAATTTGGTCAGTGCGTGTATTGCTGTTTGGTATCCAGATTGAGGAACTGCGTCACCGTATAAGACTGCTTCGTTTCGCGCCTCTGCGCCTACTTCGCTGATAAAGTCTTCGCAGCGGTGGATGTCTTCAATGATTTTTTCGGGAGTTCGATTGCTCATTTTGTTGCCTTTCGTTGTTGTCGTTAAATTGCTCATGAGTGGAATATAGCACGGTCGACCCAAAAGATCCATACCCCTAAACAATTTATTCCTGTCTTTTTTCAAACAGCCGACAGACAACAGGAAAGCCGCCTTACCCGCGATCGGGCAAGACGGCTATCCCGTCGAGCTTCGTTACTTATTTACTTTTGGCTCGAACTGCGCCAACTTCGCTTTGCCTTCATCGGTCCAAAGACTGAAGTCTTCGCCGCCCGCGTTCTCTTCGAGATAAGCCAAGCCAAGTCGCGCCAAGTTTTGCAAGCCTTCCCACGCTCCGGGATCGTCGCTCCACATTTCATTATCGCTTAAGCCTCTATGCGAAAGGTCGCGCGTGACTAACGCCGGACCAAACCAATAGGCGCGCGCGCTGCCTTCTTTGACACCGGGAAACCTGAGACGTTGGCCTTCCACGAGAACATAATATTCGACATGGTATCCCTCGCTGTTAGCCATCGTGATTACTGGTTTCATTTTAGAATCAGTACCTTGGAAGCTTTCGTGCTTCTTGCTCATGTGATTACTCACTTTCGTTATTCAAAAATCAAAGATCGGCGAAGTCGACGATCGACTTCGTTATACGGCATTATAACAAAATCCAATCGACCGAATTTTAGTGCGCCGCGACTTGCGACGTAACTCGTTGTTCATCGGTCGAGCGTTCAACGTGGCGAAACGACTTACAACTATTTAAGTTTTTGAAAATAGTTTTTCGGCGCGAGCGCGGTTACTCGTCTTTCGCGTCTTCGAATCGGCATCGCGCGGGCATGTCCCCGAACAACTCCGCGCGCGCGGTCGGGCCGACCCAACCGCAACCGCAGACGACGCGTTTTCGTTTACCCTTTTCTTCGCCCTTAACTTTGACTTCTTGAAAGCGCGCGCGGTGCGTGTTGCTTAACCCGTCCGCAAACCCGCGAAAGAAATCGCCGGACATTAGACCGCGCGCGCCCTGTCGCGAATTATCAGGGGAAGGGGTCGCCTTGCCGCGTCCGCTTGCGCCGTCGTCATGCTTCCGCCCGATTCGAGCGCGTCGACCATGCCGTTATAAAGCTCTCGGTCGTCGAGCGAACCCGACAACGCATACAACGCCTCGGCGTTGCCGCCGACTAAGTCAACGTCCGGGAGGTCGAACAACTCGTTCGTCGTCGCGTCGTAAAGCAATTCGTCGGCCAAGTCTCCGTCGCTCCACTTTTCCCAAACTTGAGCGCGGAGAATTGAAAGGGAAACGCGCGAATAGCCGGTCGCTATTAGTTCTGCCTCTGTTTTCGTCTGTGTCGCCATTTTTCTATCGTCCCCTACAACTTCTCAACATAAAAACCAGCAACGTAGCAACTCGCATACTCTGACGCCATCGCGCCCGGCGAACTCGACTCGTTACGCCAACCGACCGAAAATCGCGTCGCCGCTCCGCCGTCGACCAATGCGAGCGGGCTTTCGATTGATCCGAACCGAGATTCGCGAAGTCGCGTATTTTGCGCGCCGGTCCACGCCGCGCCGAGTAAATAGTTTGCGCTATTCCCAACGTCCCGAAGCAAACCGAAAACCGTATAAGTTCCGGCGTCCGCCCCGGTTTTATGGCTGAACTCGCACGAAAGAACTAGAGCCGACCGACCGGACGGAATAATACCCGACGAATTTGTCGAAGAGGATGTTAACCGACCGAACCGATTCGAATTCTCCGCCGTCGCATGGGTCGCCTGATAAAGCAAAGTAAACGGCGCACCAATCGCAAGCCAATTCGTGCCGTCGTAAACGATGTCGGCGTTTTTATCTGTCGAATAAACTCGTTCGCCCGCGCCCGGCGTTCGAAATAGCCACGCCGTGCCGTCGACCGAAACGGCCAATACGTTCTCGGCGCGCCCCGACCACGTTCCCGACCCGCTATCGCCCACAATATGAATGTCGCCCGGCGACGGGGACTCCGGCGGCGCGTTTTGCTTCGCGCCCGTTGTTTCTTGTCCGATTGCCATTTGGTTTTATCCTCCGCTATGCTTTTTCGTATTCAATCCGAACTACAATATCGTAGGCGGTCGCGTCGAAGTTTGTCGTAATGGCAACGTTCGTCGCGTTTACCGTTACCTCGACAAGAGCCGCACCGGCGATTAGAATCGTCCCGTTACCCGGAAGCGCGATGTTTAAGGTGTCCTCTTTCAAACTAAACTCAAACCGAACTTGTCCGGAAAAGTCGATCGTTGAAATCGAATGCGCCGTCGTCGCCGTCGTCGCGTTCGGCAATGCCCCGACGTTGACCGTCTTTGAGTAAATTTTGCCGCCGCCGACCGCCGCGTATTTGCCGGTCCAATGCTCGGTAGTCGACCAAGAATCTTGTAACGGGTGCCACTCCGACTCTACTTCGCTATATGCGATCCATAATTTCTCGTCGGTCACATAAGCGACGATCGCGTAACTTCCCGGCGTTATGTAAATCCAGCCGCCAAGATAAACGGCGATGTCGCCATGCGACGCGGAGTCCGTCGCCCATGCGTTCGCTATCGTCCCCGACGCCGGGATTAAGTACGCCTGCCCGGTAGTAGGCGACCCCGGAGCAGCAAGAATATCACGGTCGACGAGCGTAATTCCGCCCGCGAACAAGTCGAGCAAGTTCGATATTTGGTTTTGCGTTACCTCGCCGCTCGCTTGCCCTTCGGTTAAAAGAGCGATCGCGGTTTGTGTCGAAGTGTGTTTAATTAGATTTGCCATAACCGAACCCTTGTCCCCTATCGAATCACGTTGCGAGAACGGCTAACGACGCACTCGCTCGACCCCGCCCCGCCGTTCCCTTTTGGTAAACCTTCGCAGAAAAAGCCGTCGATCCGGCGACCAGTCCGTCGGCAGTTTGCATCGCCGAAGTATACACGAAAGACGAAGAATCCGTTACCGTCGTCGTTCGAAGAACGGTCGACCCGGCGGCGTTCAATATGTCGACTTCGTATTTTTCGAACCCGTCCGTTAATGGCGGTTCGTCCAACTGCCCAATTAACCGCATGATTTGGCGCGTTCGGCGAATCCAAGAAATGGAAACGTCGTCCGTCGACGGCGACTCGCGGTTGTATTGAAGGTCGGCGGGCGAGAACGGCTTAATATTTTCGCCGCTTAATTGAACTTGCCACGACGAGTAATCAGCAATAGCTCCGCCGATCGGTATAATTTTGTAATATCGAGTTTGACCGATCGCCGAATGGTTGATCTCGACAAACGTTAAACCGTGGTCGTTAAGATGAATCGCGAGGTCGTCCGCCGCGTGCGAGCCTGTTTTCGACTCCGTGTTTCGAAGACCGCGAAGCAACTTCGATACGGTCCAAGTCTTGCCGCCGACAAGCGTCGCGGTTTGGAAACCGATAATCTCTTCGCCGATAAGTAGCCGGTTCATGCCGTTAAGGCACTCTATTTCCGTCACGCTTTCCAAGTTACCCGAAAGCAATTCAAGCGTTACGCTGTTGGCGCGATCCCAACTTCCGACAACGCCGTCGGCTAAAACAGAAGTCACATAGCCGACCGCCGCCTCGCCGACAATGTTCGTCGTGAATGTAAATTCTGAGTCGTCGAGGGATTCGTATAGGACCGCGCCCGACCATGACGCGCCGCCGGGAATCGCCGTTCCCGCAATAAATCCGGGGACAAGCGTCGTGCTTGGGTAAATAGGCGGAATGTCGACGACGTAAGTTGGCACAAATGGCGGTACGAATATTTGAACGTTCTTGTTTGTTGGCGACTCCGCCGTTGCCGGTTGCGTCACTATGTCGCGAGACTCGACGATTGTATCGAGACGTAAGATAAAGTTCGCGCCGATGTCCACTTGGCGAACTAAAACGTTCCACAGTTGATCGAGCGCGACGAATCGAAGAACGTCGTTTTCCAATGAGTCGAGATAGCGCGCGGGTAGCGACAGTTTGACCGGCTGCCGGTTCGCGCGCGCATACCATGCCGTTCGTTTTGCGATCGCTCGCGCTTCCGCGCCCGACTGATTCAGGACGATAGGAAGGTTTATATTTAAGACCGCGTCGGAATCGAATTCTTGGACCCGGTGCCGCTGCGAGCCGAATTGATAATCGGCTTCGTAATCAATGTATCGAATGTTCACTTCGGCGGGAATCTCGACGCCGTTGTCGTCTTCGACCTGAATCGGATATTCGCTGGCGTCCGTCCCTGTCTCTCTTGCGGATAGGTGATCAGTCGAGACGTCGATAACCGTCGCGAGTTCGCGGTCGAAAAAGTGGACGTCCTCGCCGCGCTCTTGCTCGATTATGTCGTAACCCATCATTATAGGTTGCAATGCTTTTGATGCCGCGACCGGCCCGACGACAGTAACGCCGCGCATTGTTCCGCTAGCGCGCGAAGTGTCGTATTTGCCCGACCGGCCCGCGCGATCCATCCACCGCCCGATAACTGTCGGCGCGGTAACTGTCCCCGCGTCGCCTCGAACAATGAAGTTTAATTGTGGAATTCGATTTCCGAAGTCGGCCAAAGCGAGTCGTTCGAATACAACGTAAGCAGTGCCGTTGAACGGCGGAACCTGCCCGCCGATCGAGGTCGGATCTTCGATCGCTTCAATGATCGAGTCGACCGCCGCATGCCCGCCGTTATAAATCCGGACGTCTTTAACTTTGTCGGGGAAAAACGGCGGTACTGTTTGCGTTATTGTGACAGTTGCGCCCGCTGATTCGGTAACGCAGTTTTTATTTTGAACGCGAAGCCGCGACGCACCGGAACTCGCCGTAAACGACGACGAAATAACGCCAAATGTTCCGTTATTTGCTCCGTTCGAAAATCCGCTAATAACGCAGTCGACGCCGGACCGAAAGGCGGACAAATCCGGCCCCCCGTTAGGCGAGTCAATTTGGAACGTATAAAACGGGACACCGCCAATGCGCGCCGGCGAACCGAAGGAATAGCCCGCAGTAATTACCGTCCCCGAAAGTTGGTTCGAACTCGCGGACGGGTCGTCGACTTCTTCGTATACGACATTGCCCTCTGCGAAAACGCGTTCGATCCCGTTAATCGTGTGCGGCGCGATAGCAACAGCAAGCGAAACGAAGTATTGATACGTTACATGGTCCTGCCCGCCGCCGCCCTTGCCGCCTATCGTTTCGTGGTGTTCGGTTTCCTCTAAGTCAGAAATCCAAATAATCGTCCCCGCAACTCGATTTTCCGCCCCGGCGATATAGTTAGCCGACGCGCCTTCTTCGGCTGATTGCAACTGAAGTTCGTTAAGTCGCGGCCCTTCGGTGTCTTCAGGCGGGAATAGCGCGGGCAAAAGAAACGCGTTGTCTATATAGCTCCCCATTGCGCCCAAAATCGGACCGAGAATCGGACCGACTCCCGGCACTAACGACCCGACGACGGTTAAAGCGAGCGAAGCCATTAAGACCCTTTTCTTCTTTCGGGAAAACGCCAAACTTCCGACACTTTTTCAAGCCACGAATCCGACAAGTCGCTCTCACAAACGCGCCCCGCCGCTGCGTATGCGTGAATAAATCGCGACGGCGAAACCAATATTCCAACATGGCCCAACCGGCCCAATGGTCCCCAACGAAAAACGAGAACGTCGCCCGTCTTCATAGCGTCCGCGAGAAACGGGCCAAGAAGCCCACAGTCGGCCAAGCCTTCCGACAGCATATCAGGCGTAGCGAGTCGCGGGTAACGCTTTATATCGCCGTGAGGAACTCCGAGCTTATCCGCCGTAACTGCGAGCAATCCGACACAATCAACCGCAACGCCGGGAGACCGCGCTTGGTGAGCAAAGCGCGATCCGATTTCAGCGCGAGCCGCGTCGATTATGTGTTCAACTTCTTTGTTCATTTCGTCTTACTCGCGGGCGTCTGCAAGACTCGGTCTTGCCCCGGAATATATGGGAACCCGCCGTTGTTCGCGATATTTGAATATCGATCGCGACAGGTTCCGAGCAACTTATCGCAACCTTGGACAATGTCGAAGGCATCGCCGGACGCGATGTCGTAAGGCATTGCGACCTGAAGTTCAATTCGCTTGTCGGCGTTTCGGTAGCTTTTAACGATGCCGGTTAACCCGTTGTTCGCGCCGCTTGTAAACGTAATTTTCCCGTCGTCGAAAACGGCTTCGTCTGTAAATGTTCCGAACCCCGGCGGACCTGTCGGATCGGCGAGAATAATTCGCCGCTTTAATCCGTCTTCCATTGCAAGAACAAGGCGACCGGACAGCGTAACCGACGCGACGTTAAACGCGCAATTCGAATCGCCGAAATCCCAACGACAAGTACGACCGTAAACGTCGCCGATCTTCGTCTTAAGAAAACGCATCGGGCCGGTGCATTCGGCTTGCCATTTCTCGCCGTCGAACATTGTTTTCGCGATCCAGTAAACATGAGTAACGACCGGCCCCGCCCACGGACAACGCCAATCGAAAACATACTCTTCGACCATTGCTTCGCGGAACAACCCCGCGCGCAAATCGTCGTCGGTAATCGACGCGGCGGTAATTACTCCGCGAAACTCTGTATCGTGATCGCGCATTGAGTCGGACCGGCGCGAGGCGGATTGATCGAACCCGCCGACAGGCGTATAAACTAGCCCGTCGTCGAGCGTAACCTTTCGATCGAATGATGTAAATTTGAACACGGTTGCATCGGCGCGCGTGATTTTCCAAGCGTGAGAAAGACGCTTCGTCCATGTCGTCTTAAAATCCGAATGAATTGTCGGAATAGTTAGCGGCATACCAACCGCCTAACTTCGCCGGGCGCGACCGTTTCGCGATTTCTTGAGACGAAGAACCGCGCCGCGACCTCTTCCTCTTCGCTTTCTTCCAACGCCGCGCGCGCCATTTCCGACGGCAACGCCGCAAGCGTTTCTATCGTTTCCTTGGAAATCCCGGTCGAAGACCGTTTTTCGAAGTAAAGCGTTTCGACAAGGCGCGCGCGCCACAAATCAGCGTCGAGCAACTGTCGACGCTCTTCGTCGACCGGTCCGATTGCCGAGCGAAGCGAAAGACCGATCGAGTAGAACCGCGCGAATTCGCGCTCGCGGTCGGCTTGCATCTTCTCCGCTTGCGATAGGCGACGGTTTAATTCGAGTTCGTCAAGAACAAGGCGGCGACGCTTAAAGTCATTCGAACCGCCTCGCGGCTTCGTCGCGACAAATTCTTCGACGTCAATTTTCAGTCGTTCAATTTCCACATACGCGCGGCGCAATTCCTCGACCCGCGAATCTAATTCCCGCAAAACTTGGACGTACTGCCCCCATGCGGTCGGCGCGCTCTTGCGAACTATAAAGTTGTCGATTTGAAATTCGGAATGGAAAGGTCGGTGATCGCTCAACAGGTCGCCGAGTTCGCTTGCTATGTCCCCATTATTCATATCCCAACAACGCCCCCGTTTTGTAAGCCACTTCGCCGAGCCAGCATAGCCGTTGACGCTGTAAAGGTTCTCGTTCGATAGGAAAACGTTTCGACAGTGTTTACGTTCGCGTCGGAATTTTCCAGTCCGCCCGCAAGCGTTGCCGTTTCTTCTTGTTTCGAACAAGCCATATCGGCGCGCGCCGTCCCCATGTCGGCTTCCTCGGCCCATGCGTTAATCGCTCGGTTGTACGAAAAGACTTCAGTCTTAAAGTCTGTCGATCCGCCGCGCCCGCCGAATATATAAGGCTTACCCTCAAGACAAGTTCCGCCGACCCGTTCGTAACCAATGGCGGCATAGACTGCGATTTTCTCGAACGTATCGGTCGCCGGGTGATACATAAGAGGCGCGGCGTATGGTGTCGGCTCGCCCGGTGCGATAAAAATTCTTCTCTCTTCGCCGACCGCAATCGCGCGCGCGTAGTATCGCTCTTGCGGCAACGCAGTGACAGCCGTCCAAGTGTCGACGCTTGCGTCGTACTTCTTCGCGTTCGTTTGAGATCTTCCGCCAAGCGCGTAGCCTATCCCGTCGATTGCTGCCGCCGTTCCGCGTTCCATTTGGAACCCGAGCGTTGCCTTTGTCGACCATGAACCGCCCGCCGAACCGGAAAATTCGCGAACGTCCGCCGCGTCCGTCCCGGCTGCGTCGTCACCAAAGAAATATAACCGCTTGCCGATCGCGAACCCCGCCGCGTTCGCCCGCGTGACCGGCGACGAAACCTCTTCGGACCATGCCGCCGTAGTATATTCTCGACGGTCGAGATTAGTCGCGCCCGAACCCGAGCCACGAACGAACAGGTCAACCGATACGCGCGGGTAGTCCGCGCTTGCGGGCGTCTTAACTCGCTTTGTCCACGACCCGTTGATCGTCGACCCGTCAACAAGCGAATAAATCCCCGCCCTACTCGCTGCGAGTTCGTGGTCGAGTCCGCCGTCGTCTTTCGACTTGACGTTAAGAACCGACGAGCCATCATTGAAAATATAGAAAGTCGAACCCGCGTTAACGGTTGTTGCGTCAGGAAGTCGAACGTCCCAAGTCGCCACGGTCGGCGCGGCTATGTAAACGTGAATCAATTTCGAGGCGAGTACCGTTCCCCCGCCGCCGCCAATCGCGACGCGTTGAACCGGTCCACCGTAAAATCGTTGTTGTGTCCACATTTATAACGCTCGCCAAACTTTCGAGCCGCCCGAATCTAACCCGAGAAATATCATAACCGCCGCGTTCGCCGCAACGGTTGCAATCGTCGCCGCCGCCTGATTTTGAACGACAAGAGAAACCGCGCCGTCGTTGAATATCGAGAAAATCGGACCGCCTGTCGGAAGGTTCGTCGTCGCGGGAAGTTTTGCGATAGGCGCACCGCTCGACGTTTCCCAAACATGAACGAACCCCTGAAGGATCGCCATATTTACGGTTGCGATTATGTCGCCATGATTTATGGCACCGCCCGCGAACTGCTCGTCGCTTAACTCGTCTTCGTTCTTAATCTCTACAACCGGAATGTCGCTTAGGTCTTCCGCGTCGAACCCCTCGATTGAAACCGGAAGTTGCGTGTCGATTTCTAAACCGAAGCGAACGGGAACGTCGAATTTACAACCCGCCTTAACAACTTCCGCCGCCGCCGGTGCCGATGTAAACGTTACGATTCCGTTCGTCGTGTTAACCGTATAATGGACGCCGTCGGTCTTTGCGACAGAATCAACCGATACGGCGATCGACCCGGCAACCGGCTTTTCGATCGTTCGCGTTCGAGTAATCGCGCCGCTTGTATAGGTCTTGACTAATTGAAACGTCGTTGTCGACCCGTCCCCCGTGCCGATTGTTTCGTCGGTCGTCGATATTGACGCGTCGCCCGAATTGTGGGTCGTCCCGGTCGCGGTCGTCGCGTAATCCGTCCAATCCTTCCACCTGAACCCGTTAGCCGAGCCAAGGCGAGCCGTAAAGAACTCGATCAATTCGTATAGGTCTGCGTGGCTTTTGATGCCGTACCGGGCATTATAGCGACGCCTCGCAGAAGACGACCGCGCGACCGCTTCCTCGATGCCTGTTCGAAGCTCCGTTATTCCGGTGTTAAATCCCGGACCGCCGGTCGAGCCGTAAGAAATGCGGTCGGGAAAATTGACTTCGTGAAACCCCATTATCGGCTTACCCTATTCTCGACATTGCGCGACGAACTCCGTCGGCTACTTGTTTCTGCGAGCGATCAAACGAACCCGCGTCGCGCGTATATATTTTCTGATTTACGATTATGGTCTTTGAGCCACCGTCGCCCGCCTCGACTCCGAGCTTCCCGTCGGCTGTTCTCTTGAGCGGCAAGATTGCTTCCGGTCCGGCTTCGCCGAGCAAGCCAGTTCGCCCCCCGCTCATGGGGAAGGTTGTCGGCCCGCTGAATACGTCGCCATGCGCGAATACGCCGCCGCTTGCGAATTTTCCATTATTCAGAGCCAGATCTCGCGCCGTAATGGAATCGCCGGCCGCGACAAGCGCGTCGAATGTTTCGCCGCCACTATCACCGCCCCCGCCAAGCGCACCGCCTAACGCTCCACTTAACGCGCTGAGAAGCCCGCTAAACAAATCGCGCATAGAATTTCGCAGCGGCTCCATAACCAAAACTTCGGTCATAATCCGAACAATACCGCGCGCGAGATTCTCGAAGGCGTCTTCGATCGACGTAACGTTAACGAGAATATCCTCGAAGAAATCGGCGAACGCGTCGCCGATCTTCTCGCCCATTCTTTCGAATGTTTGCTCGATGCTCTCGCCCATTGTCTTTGTCTTCTTGTCAATGCTGCTAAGTTTACCGGCGAGTTCGTCGTACTTCGCGATCAACGCTTCGACGCCTTCAACTTCGGAGTCGTTCAGCGCGAGAATAAATTCGCGACGCGCGACTTCGCGTTCGCGCGCTTCGTTTGACATTCCCGAAAGTTCTATTTCTTGCTCCATCAATCGAAGCGTTTCCTTTGCTCGCGCTAATCCGTCCTCTTGCATTTGCGCGCGGCGTTCTTCGGCGGCGTCCGACTCGGCTTTTGCTATCCGCAATTTCCCCTCGGCGGTCAAAGCCTCTTCGGCGATCCTCGCCGCCTCTATTGCCGCTTTGTGCTTAGAAAGTGCTAACGCCTGAATTAGCGTTATTTGATCCTTCGTTAAAGTTAACGACGTACCCGCTATCGTTGCCTCGGCGCGCTCGACCGCGAGGCGTTGGACGCGCGCGGCTTCATCTTCGCCGATTAACATTACTTCCATTTTTTGGGACTCTATTAACGCGTCAAGAGACTCTTTCGCCGCGACGTTCGCCGCTGCGTCCGCCTTGGCTTGCGCGTCGGTTTTCTTCCTGTTCTTCGCCGCTTGCTTCTCGTCTTCCATCAAGCCCGCAATTTGCGACAGTTGCATAATTTTAATTAAGCGATCTTTCGCGCTCAATTTTTCAAGGCTTGCCGCATTTGCGAATATGGCGTTCGAGATTGCGCGCTGTTTCGCGGTCTTGGAAATCAAAGAAGCCTCGCGGGTCATTAAGGCGATTCGCTTTTTAAGCGCGGACATTGCGTTTTTTGTCGCGATCACCGCGTCAACCTTAGACTGTGCGTCCTCTGCGTCTTGTTTCTTATTATCCTTCAGGTTATCCCTATATTTTTGCAATGCCCGTATATATGTTTCAAGGTTGCTAATACCCTTTTGTATTTGCATAGAACTTGATCGAGAGACTACCGGTCCAGAACCGTAATCTGTCACGCTTACATCGGGGCCAAATCCACCCGGCGCGCGGCCTGTTATTTTTTCGACCGCGCTAGCCATGCCGATTATATCGGCGGACTCGATTTTAGCGTTAGCCGACTCGGCGGCCATAACTCTAAACGCCTCCGACTTGGCCTCGAATAGCCGTATTAAACTATCAATCGCGGACACTTGTTTCGACGATTCTTTCAGTTCTGTTCCTCGCTCGAACGCTGCGACGGCGGCGTTAAAACCTTTTAGTCTATCAGCTAGTGCCGCCTGTCGTTCGGCGAACTGTTCCGCCGACCGTGTCGCGGAATCCGCCCCGCCGCTAAACGTAAAAAACGCCGCCGTTGCGAGCGCAAGACCGGTAACAATTAAGCCGATCGGATTTGCCGCCATTGCAACATTTAACGCCATAACTGTTGCGGTTAGGGTTCGTAGCTGTTTAGCCAACTTGATAACAAACAGAATAACCGCTTTGGCGATTAAGGTCTTAATCCAAAAAGCGACTATGCGAAGCGCGACCGCTAAAACGTTCGCCGCCTTGCTCGCCTTGTCTTCCGCTTCGGCGAAGCCGTATATGATCCGAATTGCCGACCGAAGAGTATCAACCGTCGACCGTACCGCGCCGCCGAAGCCGCCTTCGCCGACCTGAATCATTGCCTCTTCAATAGCCGAAACAAGAGTCTTAAACGAACCGCCGAGCGTGTCGCTCATTACCTTAGCAGCGTCTTTTGCCGCGCCTTCGGCCTTTATGTTCGCTTCGGTTAAACTTTCAACCTTCCCGATACTGTCAACAAGAATAAGAGCCGCCGCCGCATTACGCCGACCAAACATCGCGACCGCGTCGGACGCGCTAAATGAAGTCCCCGCCAACTTCTTAAACACGCCCGAAAAATCGTTTAATTCGTCCGGCTGTAGTTCTTCGGCTGTTATGCCGAGCCGCTTCATAGCCGCCTCGGCTTTCCCTGTCGGCCCGAGCAAAGCCGCAAGAACTCCGCGCAAATTCGTGCCCGCCATTGACGCCTGAATTCCGGAGTCGCCCAACGCGCCTATCGCCGCGCTTGTATTCTCAAGCGATATACCGAGCGCGCCCGCGACCGGCCCGACCATTTTTAACGCTTCCGCCATTTGCGTAACATCGGTGTTCGCCGAGTTCGCCGTATTAACGAGAACGTCGCCGACGCGCGTCATTTCTTCCGCCGCTAGCCCAAACTGAGAAAGAACATTCGAAGCGATGTCCGCCGCCTTGCCAAGATCGAGTGCGCCCGCTTGGGCGAGGTCGAGGGTGCCCGGTAACGCTTTAATCGCGTCGTTCGCCGTAAACCCCGCGCGCGCCAAAAAGACAAGCCCTTCGCCCGCCTCGCGCGCCGAGAAGACCGTCGTCGACCCCATTTTACGCGCGACGCTTTCAAGTTCGGACAGTTCATCGCCGAACTTACCCGTTACCGCTGAGAGCGTCGCCATCGTTTGCTCAAACCCCGCCATCGTCTTAATTGTTTTTGTTAAAAGGATCGTCGCGCCGATGCCCGCGAACATGGCCTTCATTCCGCCCATTGTCGACTTGAGCTTCTTCGTCGACGCGCCCAAACCGGCAACCTTTGCCTTCGCGGCGGTCGCCGATCGCCCCATACTTTTTGTTGCGGCGTTAAACTCCGTCGCGCCCTTCTTGGCACCGGCGGCGTTAATCGCGACGGAAATCATGGGCATGTCTGCGAGGTTCCTTTTCTTTTCGACTTTCTACGTTTTCCGATTTGGTCGACCGTTTGTCGGACGACTCCCGCGCCCACAAAAGCCACTCGGAATCCATAGCCGCGACAAGATCATACCAAAAACGAACCGATTCTTCGTCGGGAACTATTAGGCGCAAATATGCCACAACGTCCGCCGGTCGTAGCGGCGACGCGCCGAACCCGTTCGACTCTCTCGCCGCGTGTAATTGATTGAACGCTCGCCAGACGGGTAGCAGGTCGGGGAATATCTCCGGCTCCTCTTCGACGAATGCGGGAATTTTCCGCTTCGAGCGGTGCCGGTCGCTCTTCGGCTCCGACGCCTTAACGACTCGATCCCCGGTCGCCCCATACTTGAGCCACCAACGAAGAGCCGCCCTCAGTTTCCCGCTGAATCCTCGGCAACGCCCGCGCGATACTCCTCGACGTCCTGAGCTTCGTCGCGAACGAATTCGTAAAACTCGCGAAGCGACGGATCGTTAAACAGTTCGAGTGCCTTTTCGGGAGAATAGGGAATCGTTTTCCCTTTTTCGTCTTGAATGTTTTTCCAATCAAGAAGAACGTGTACCGACATTGCTTCCTTCATATACGGCTCAAGCGCGTTAATATCGACGCGCCCGCGCTTTCGCATTATCTTCTTCAAGTCCGAACGCTTAAGCGTTCCTAATTGACGTTCGTAATTCTTGTTTCCAAGTCGCGCGATCTTTAATTCGATGCATTTTCCGCTTTCGTCTTCGTCGCCAAACTGAACCCAACGACCGCTAAGTTCGAGGTCGAGGTCGGTTCTAAATGTACTGAGCTTGGGCATTTCTATTTACTCCGGGGCTATGGTGGTTTTGAATGTAGCCATTTTCGACACGCTAACCGACTCGCGGTTATGCGGTGTATCGCGAAATCTGAATCGTCCGAGAGTCCGTCGAATTGATGTGCGCGGTAAATTCGAGGTCGACGATGATATCTTCGTTTTGTCCGCCCGCGACAGTCTGACCGCTCGTATATCGAACGCTCGGAATCT